GTCGGCTGGGGGTAAATCATAACCGCGCAACTTCTGGTATTGGTTCTCAAGTAATTCTTGAACTTGATCGACTTCAATCGTTGTAGTGTATTCTTTCTCACTGGCTATCGAATATGAGAAAGCAAGGAACGATGTTTGCACAGAGTTGCGAATCAATCTATTGTTGGTATTGATTTGAACCCGTTGTGGCGTTGTTTCATCATACTCAAGGAAGTTATCACCGAAGTTAAAATACTTTGAATACACATCAAGCAGTTGGTCTGGTGAATCAAATAATCCTTGCACACCGTTAATAATCTCAAAGAATGAGTTTGATAAGTTTTCTGGTACAGATATTAAGCTGGTAATATCTTCTCTAAAAGTATTAAGCAGTTGTGTGAACGGGCTGGTTTCTGAAATCACACGCGCAAATGTTGTAGTTACTGTTTGAGTAAATGAAGTAAACTCATTCATCGCATTAGTAGCTTGCTCAAATGTAAATGGGCTTACTGCATTAAACGCATTAGTAAATGATGCTTTAACCGAATCAACTAAACCAGAAACCTTTTTAGCAATACCAGAAAGCGATGTAGCAATAGGTTGTGGGTTGGTTTCAATATCGTTGTAATCGAACTGCATCGAAATACTACCAACACCCAACTCGGTCATTGTTTCATTAAGCGTGTATGGTCGTGCAGTTACTTCAAAAGATGAACTAAACCACGGATGCGATAATGTGCCGTTGCCTTTAGTTTCTAATGCCTTTAGTAAGTCATCACGCTTTTGAAAGTAAGAACGTGGGTCGTGTGCGTTAGCATCAGATATGATTGCTTCAATTTGAAATGAGCGTGGTTTAAATCCTAAATCTTCAACCGCTTGCTTTGCGCTGTTAGGATAATCATGTTGAACTTGTTTACGCCCACCAGTAGTTGTAGCTGATTTAACTAAAAACTTTGCACCGCGAAAACTGCCTTCATTGAGTAAATCTAATAATGCCATTATTGCGTCACCGTTAAGTTTTTACCTTTATTTGTTTTCTCTGGTTCAACAGAAGTAACATGACCATCAACCACCGTAATTTTAAGACCGAACTCTTTTTCGGTTAATCTTTTTGCAACACCATTCATTTCGTCACTAGTTAATTGTGCAATACCGAAACTATTTCGTGGAACAGATTTACCAACTTCTAATTGGTTGCGAATATATGCTTGATCTACAAGTTCTTCTTTAGTTTTGTCTGGGAATAAATTAGTCATAGATAATATATCAGCCATAATTCCTAAACCATCAATGAAATTATCTAATGCTGGTTGAACTTTATCAAAAAGAACTAATCCTAGTTTTTCAAACTTCGCTTTTGTAACATCAAGTTTTGCTTGTGATGATTCCATTTGTGTTTGCACTTGCTGGTCAAGAGCCAACTTATCATCCATCTTTGGAATCAATCTATCTAACTCTTTCCTATTTGCTAAAAAGTATTCAGCAAGTGGAGCAAAATCCTTTCCAAAAAGTTTTACAGCGATACCATGTTGCTCCATCGCTGTTTTACCTTTACCAACTATTTTAGCGACAACATCAAATGCGCCTGTTAGACCAGTTTTACGAACATCAATGTTCATTTTAGCCATCGTACTCATAATACCAGCGATTTGCCTACCGCCCGTACCGCCCTTACGCATCGGTGCGCCAACTTCAATCATGGATAATGCTTGTTGTGGCGTATAACCTAAAACACCGCCAACAGGAGCGACACGCTTTAATGCTTCACCAGTATCTTTAATTTCTGAAGAACCGTATTTAGATGATGCAGAAAGCATTTGTGCAAATGCACCAGCTTCAGATGCTTTAGCATTAAAGCCGTGCATAAATCTACCTAAAGAAAGTGCTTCAAGTTCGACATCACCGCTACCGCTTGCGCGTGCTAATTTTAATGCTTGATCGGTAATTGATTGAATCTTATTAATATCGCCTTCAAGTTCTGGCATAGCGTTACCAATTTGCGTATACGCTCCCATCGCCTGTTCTACTGGTAGACCTAAAGCTATAGAAGTTGCTACTGCCTTTTCTTTAACCCTATCTAAATCATCACCAATTATTCCAGTTAATGCAGAAAACTTTTGACCTTCAGTTTCAAAATCCATACCAGTAGATAGAGTTTCTTTTACACCTTGATATGCTAAATAACCACCAATGAATTGTCTGCCCAACATGGGAATACCACTAGCAAACGCTCCACCATTAGCTAAAGAACTACCACGCCCGAACTTACCATTTTTGCGCGTACCACCAGCACCAACGATACCACCCATAGGATTAGTTAATTTCCTACGATTAAGTGATGTCATTTGTGTATTGGTTTGAGCAAGCGCACTGTTCATGGCTTTAATTTCAGTTGTTACAGCACCGAAATGAGTTTTGTAGTGCATCATTGACGCATTAATCTTACCCATTTCAGAATGGAATAATTTTGCACGGGCGTTTATTGCGTCAAAACTATTTGATATTTTTGTAGCGGTAGCGGTGAAATCGTCTTTAGCGACAATGGTGTATTGGGTGACGAAACTCATTTGTTATTTTTCCTCACTCGCTCAACGTCATTAGCATGATCGAAAATCCTAAACAAGTCGGGAAGGGGCATATTGCTCATGTACTCAAACGATATGCCACCTTGATAATAAATAACAGCGTTTAAAATGCTTCGCTCTATCTCGCAGTAATCTTCGCGTAGAACGAAGCAAGAATAAAAGCCCCGATGTATGCCCCCAATAATCTATCAGAATCTTCGGCATCCATCTTATCGTAAAGTGCTTGTGTTAAATTAACACTCCCTTCCACTTTACAAATACCTTCACTCAAAAGAAGTTGCTTAAACTCATCAATAACCTCAACCATTTTTACCTTACTGCTTGTGTATAATGTTTGAACAACATATTCAGCAAAGGCTTCTTCAGTTGGGGGTTCTGCTTGAACGGCATCTTTCGGTTCAGTAGTTTCTTTAGCATCTGAACTTTCTTCTCTTGATTCACCAAACGCTACATAAAAGAACTCTTTTAATTTAGCGCGTTGGAATCGTTGCTTGTTCGATGGTGCTTTTAAAACTAACAAGCTGGCTGTTTCCACTCCACCGTTTACTGCATATTCAAACGGCACGTTTAGCTTAAAATCTATTTCTGACTTCATGTTTGCTTCCTCATTTTGTTATTACAACGTCATTTTATTTCCCATCATTTCAATAGCGATTACGCCATCTTGACTCAATGGGGTTTCCAGCTTATTTGTATAAGCTGATTCGGTCATGGTGCGAGTTAAACTCTTACCATCTGGAGTGATACCAGAAACAACAATTACGTTTCTGTTTAGGTTAGATTTCAACGCACGGGCAAAGTTAGCGTTCTGCACCGTTGAGCGCATTGAGAACTTAACAGCACCAACATTTGTTTCCACGTTGTTTGAATAAACGGTTGATGTTTTGCCGTTACCAGCACTTTGCACCATAACCGTTTGTTCACCTAAACCATCGTCATAAGTGACCGAGTTCGGCACAACATTAATAGCTTCATTGTTAATAATGATGCTAGGGTCAGATATTTGAATCGACATTTCTCAATGCTCCTATACGTTAAAGGTAATTTCAATATCAGCTAATAACTGACGAAGTTGTGTAACAATCGGTAATGTTAATTTAGCAGTAACAAGTCCCGCGCTCATATCAATCGTCACGTTAAGGTTTTCTCTAAAGAATGACATGAACTCATCACCATCTTGAGTTAATGACATATTAGCTAACTCTTGATAAAGCTGACAGAAATACGCTTCAATCGTTGCAGTATTAACCATTGATGTATTCGGATTAACACCACCGCGAGTTAATCGGGTTTGACCGAAACGCGCACGGGCGTTGTTTGAAAAGAACTCACGACACACGCTTGAAGTATCAACGTATTCTAAATACTTAAAGGTAACATCGGTGTTGCTCGCATTATCGGTTTTGTACGTTGTAGCAACTTCACCCAAAATAACTAATGAACCGCTTGTGTTGTTACCATAGATAGCACCACCAGCATTTTTAATTCCATCTTGTTCTTGTTGGGTAAAACCACGCGATGTTGTACCACTTGTGCGCGGTGACATACTTGTAGGCATATTGAAGTAAGGGAATGAAGCCATGTGCATACCACCAAAGCGATCATTTGAACCCGTACCAGCGATAACCAAACCAGTTGTGCTTGCGCCCGTGGTTAGTTTCAATGCTTTGATACCAGAGATTTGAGCCGTTGCACACCACGCCATTTCAAATACTGAAGGGGCTTTGTATGCGGTTTCATTAACTGGTTCATCAACAAAGATTGCTAACGATTGATTGTTTAAAGCGTTAAGCGTTGAAAGCGCGTTGCCGTATGTTGAGTTAATTGTCATTACACCAACACCATCTAAAATGTTGTTGGCAACATTCCAACGTGCGCCTAAAAAGTTACCAATCGTTGCTGTGTTTGAGCCGTAAGCCCATGCGATTGTTTGGTAACGTAAGTTTTCGATGGGGTCAAACACCGTTGTTAAAACGGGGTCAGTAGCACCAGCACTAAACGCTGTTAAAGCAACGCTGATACCAGCCGATGAGCCATCTACAGCGATACCGATTAAGTTACCTAACGTACCACCGTTATTAGCCGTAAGCGTCACAACACCCGCTACGTTAGCACCCGTTACAGGGGCTTTTGTATCAGCGTTGATTGCACTAGCTAACAATGCACCGATAGTGGTCGGTGTATCAGCAAGCGCGATTGGGATAATGTAAGAATGGTCAGATTCAGAGCCGACAATAAAGGTTAATTCACCCGTTGCCGTTGGTGTTCCCGTAATGGTAAACACGCCCGTTGCTTTCACCGCACCGCCCGCATCACTTAAGAAAATAGCATCTACCCGTGATACACCATTGGTTTTGCGAATGTTGCGATACATTGAATCACCGATTGAGCCAGCACCAGCTAAATCACTTACATCATTGACTGACAATAAGTTTGTGTAAAGCTGACCGCTTACGGCTGTACCAGCAGGGGTTTTTTGCCCAATGATAAGGGCGCGTTGTTCAGTGTTTGAAATCTGTTGTAATGCGCTCGAAAGCGTCATTGTTACATTGGGTTCTCTGACGATAGTTGCCATGATTATTTATCCTCTACTTTTGATTTAGTGGGTTTTTCTACAGTTAATTTTACAGCATCACCATCGCGCAGTCTTTTGCGCCAGAATAGATCAGTTGGAATACCATCTTCATCAGCGACTAATACCGCATCGTCAACTTTATGAGAATCAAACTCTTTTAAAATCTTTAACATCATGGCGTGTACGACTCCTCATCAATGTTTACCAATGCAGTATAGGTTGTAACATCACTAAACTGGTTTTTCAATTCTAAATCTAAATCTCTGAAAGCGCGAGTAGTTTCTCTTATCGCGGTATCTGCGTTAGTTATGGTCATAATTTGCTGGAAATCGAACTTGTGAATATAGAAAGCACCATTGTATTCATGGTATCCATCGCCCGCAAAAGACGTTGCCGATTGCGTAGGGCAAGCTAAATATGTTGGAAAGTCGATACCTAATAATGCACCGAATACAAACGGTCTAACAACTTCTTCTACGAAATCGCGTGTTGACCTACCAGACGTATCGGTTAATCCATTTCCACGTTCGGGGATAAAAGCGTATACAGAAAAATTACTAATAATTTGTGAGTAATAATCCATCTGCCTACCTTGAGTGATGTAAGCATCGTTAGTATTATTTCTATCTTTATTTGCTTCAGCATCACCTAAAATAACAATTAACCATATTGCATCACGATTTTGTTTTGTGTAATCAGCTACAGCCGTATCAATATCAATAGCACCACCAATTCTATATTGAGTGCGTACAAATGCTTCAGTGTAGTTTGGCTCGAACACTGGCGCAGATAACCATGTATCTGAATAGATGGTAAATTGTGTCGGTGAAACAATAGAAGTGATAACGTGCTGTTGATTATATCCAAAGTCATATTCTTGCATCATGTAAAGCGGGTTAGCTGGAAATGA